ACCACCCAAAGCACCGCCAATAGCACCACCTAGCTGCTGACCAGCACGATAGAACCCATACTGTGCTTGAGACATAGGGTCAAGTTTTGCATATTGCAATGCTTCAGCCTCTTGCGCCTGACGTTGAGACTGCTGATACTGTTCAGGAGTAGTAAATAAACCGAGAATGTCTGAGGTTGCCATGATTATTCCTTAATAGTATTCGCCCATGATACGTTGCATTTCTGATGGACTTGCCCCGCTATAAAATGGGTTTGCAGTTTGTGGAAGTGCGCCCTCAATATTTCTGTTCATTGTGTAATCGTTGTAAATTTTCTCAAACCCAGTTTGCAGTCTTGGGTCTCTAGCCGCACCTTGCAATAAGCCGCCCAATGGACTGTAGCTAGAACCACGTTGTTGCGTTTCAGCGGCACTCAATCCACCAGCTAATAATGATCTACCAGCATTAGCGCCATAAGCCGCCGCTTGACCACCCAAACCAGCCCCCAAGGTTAAAGGCTGTTGACCCATCTCCTCAATAGACTGACCAGTACCCAAATAAGTTTGAAATGGACTCAATGCGCCTACCTGACCAGCTTGATACTGACCTAACAACTGGCTTCCTGTTCCAAACAATCCTGTACCAAATGCAACATTCTGTTGACCAGCTTGCTGTGCTTGTGCCGCTAATTGCAAGTCTTGTTGCGCTAATGCGTTGTAGTACGCTTCCATCTCAGGTGTAGTAGCACCCAAGCCTCCAGCACCACTTGGGCGCATACCTGTAGCACCTACCGATAGACCGCTACGACCTTGTTGGAACAACTGATTTTGCAACTGAGCCATCTGACGCTCACGGCTAGGGGCAAGCAAATCCTGTTGCTGTTGAATGTATTTAGCCGCAACCTGTTCAGGACTCTGTGCAAGGTACTGCTGACCCAACCCAAACAGACCTGTAGCCGCAGTCTGCAAAGGAGCATACTGTTGCCCTGCCTGTTCTGCTTGAGTTAAAGCACCACCAGTTAAGCCCATTAAACGATCTTGATAGGCTTTTAGTTCAGGGCTTACGTTATAACCAGCACCTGACAAATAACCACTAGGGTCAAACTGAAAGTTTGATGTGCCATAACGGGTAGTAATCCCAACAGGGCGAAACTTAGCCGCTTCAGCCGCTTGTCGAGCCGCATCACGTTGAGCCGCCGCAGATACATTTGCGGCATTCTCTGCGGCAGATGCTTGTTCTTGCGCTCCTAAAAAACTTAATGCCCCGCCTATAATTGCACCGAATGGCATATTATTCTCCTTTAATTAAAATCTCATCCACTTTAGACGGGTCTTTCTCGTCTGTGGCATGAATACAAAACCAAACACAATCAGTAATCGCCTTAACCCCATGAATCAATCCTGACTTAATCTCAAGGCAAGCAGGAGCAGAAACAATATCAATCTCATTACCACGCAACACCGCAACTTTGCCTTCAGCCAAGATAGATAAGTGACTGAAGTTATGGGTGTGCTTCAAGATGGCTACACCAGCAGGAAACCTAGCTTCCTTGGCATACAGTCCATCAGAAAAGTGGTGAGTAATCATGCTGTGCGTTTCCACATATACACAGTGATGTATGGCTGGTAATTAGCATTAGTGGCGCTTGCACCTTCTGTAGAGTTAGCTACTGAAATGCCTGTGACTGCTGTTTTAGTCACACTATCACCTCCAGCACTAGAATCAGAACTTTGAAAAATACCAGTTCCAGCCCCAGCAGGGGCGTGTGTGTCAACACCATGAAAGTGGCTAGGGTCAGTTACTGTTGCTGTATGCGTGTGACTTGGCAACGTAGCATTAGCAGTACCGCCAGTTTCTTCGGCAGTGTCAAACAGTGCATTGCCTGAATCAAAACCAACCATGACACGACCAGCACCAAATGCAGTCCATGTACCAAATCCAAGCAAAGTCGCAGGATTGGTGCTGACAGTCGCATTGATGTAGATTGAACCGACAGGATACAAAATCGGTACTGCCGCTTGAACAAATGCAGTTGTGGCAACAGCAGTTGAACTATTACCTAAAGATTGAGTGGTTGCAATAGTACCTGTTGGCAATGTCGGAGTACCCGTAAAGGTAGGACTTGCCAAATCAGCTTTAGTAGCAATAGCAGTAGCAATGTTATTGAACTCTGTATCAATCTCTGTACCTTTGACAATCTTCAAGGCATTACCAGAAACTAAAGCATCTTTAGTTGCGAAATTGGTTGCTTTTGTATAATTAGACACGATGTTTTCCTTTAACTTACTTTGCCATTTTTGGCTTGAATTTCAATCTTCTGAATAGACAACCCAGTACCATTTATGTTTGTTTCATATCCTGTTTGAACAACCTTACCGCTTCCTGATGCAGAAACAGTTAAAGTCTGTAATGCAACACCATCAGAATATTCTGCAATTACAGTGGCATTAGCACCATATTCAGCAATGTTATAAAAAGACTCGCCTTGAGTTGGGATAGTGTCATCACCAGACAAATAGTTTGTTTTAAAGTCAAATCCCCACTTAAAGGTAACAATCTGATTTGTACCGCCAATAACCACAATAGACAGCTTCTTTAAAATAGAAGTTTGATTCTGATTACCAAGGTCTGCATGGTTTGTGTAATACAACATTCGATATGAAGTTTCATAATCTTGGTAAGTTCCATACAAACCAATATAGCCATTCTTACCAATGTATAAACTACCATCACGCCTAGATAAAAATGCTGTTGGAGTAATTGAGTCCCAAGTTGTTGCCCTAGCCGAACCATCAGGCAAATACGCTTTAGTGTCAAAACAAAATACAGCACCTATGGATGGTGTAGTCAATAAGTAAAACGCTTCACGCTCAGAATAGACAGACTTAATATTTGCCAATGTCTCACCAGCAATACTAGTCATTAAATCATTACGAATGTTTTTAGACAAGTCTCTCTCAGGAGAAGACTTCTCTTGAATTGTTCTCATTAAAGAACGTACACCAGAGTTAGACAAGAAAAGCACATCAGTGCTAGTAGTCTGAATACTGTCCCTTGCAATGCAACCAATACCCTCAACAGTGTCACTCAATGACATTGATGCTGGTGTAGTAGCATTTTGATAAACAAGAATTTGACGCTTACCAAATATAAACAAAAATCCATTGTGTGCGGCAAGACCTGTGATCTCATCAGCACCATTAGCCCAAACACGATCTACATTTAAAGAACCTGATGTGCCTGTTGACCAAACATGACCAGCAATCAGGTCTGAAAAAGAAACTGTAGCATTATTTGTTGTAGTGTTTGCTACCCACAATCTACCAAAAGCAGAGATTGCAATGTTGGCATCAGGAACAGTGCCTACATAACCTGTCTTTTCGCTAACTCTACGAAATGTTGTAGTGCTTACAGCAGGGTCATAGATCAGTGGATTAAAGCCTGATTGAAAGAAAAATGTAATGTTGTTTAATGATGCACATTGCCAGTTGCTATCAGTAATTGTGGGAGCAGTACCACCACCACCATAGGTAAGTTCTACGACAGCATTGCTTCCATCAAGTTTAAACAACTTGTTGTTACCCGCAAACAATACAGTTAAAGTACCACCAGCTTGGACTAACTCATGAATAACTTTTACATCATTAGCGCCTAAATTGCCACTGGAGGAATTGACTCTTGAGAAACCTTTGCGTGAACCCATACGACCATACTGGTCAATGATGCAATTTGTCGCAACCAAAGCATATCCAGCCGCAAGATCAAGAGGTGAATCTTGCGTATTCAGACCATAAAGTGCTGGTGCTGAAACGCTAAAGGTTTGAATTTGCTGACTCATATCGCAACAAACTCCTGATTCTCAGGATAGCGAGTGCCTTCCAAAGCAATGCTGTCAGACAACATGGCTTTATATAACTGATATGCCTCAGATGAAGTCAAACCACCATCTTCACCACGCTCTACCAAAGCACGAGCATAGGCATTCTGAGCCACTAAAGTGTCAGCAACAGAAACAACAGTTGCATCTGATGACAACGTAGCCTGTGGCACTGTCAAAGCAAACTTGATCGTGTAAACACCATCAGGTATTGGATAAAGATTTACCTTAGTGTCGTAACTACCATCAACCCCATCAAACGCAAATTCTGTAGGTATTGAGTTGACAAGTGGAGTAAAGTTTAACTTGCGGTTCATGTCCACAAAAGTGATGTTTATGAGTCCCACATTGCTTGTGGTGTTGATTACATCCATCACTTGAAACTTCTGACCAGCACCTGTCAGAGAGTAAGCGGGTGTAGATGCTACAGTGGTCACTGTAATGGTTTGACCCAAAACATTCCAAGCAAAAGCATCTTCAATCTGACGCTTTGCATCATTAACAAATTTTCCAATTAAGGAAGAATAAGAGGTTTCGGAAACAGTTGATACTGTTGTCTCACGCAACCTTACGAGTACATCGTTTACAAGTTCAAGGTAGGTCATGTTCTTGTCAACCCTTCTTCTTCAATAGTGACTGCAACAGCAAAGGTTGATGCTGATTCTGATGTTGCTTTAAGTATGTCGCCTTCTTCCATTACAAAATAGGATACACCGCCCCAATCTTGAGTTGTTTTGGAAGTAACTGCCGTTTGGTAAACCAGTGAATAGGTAGCAGATGCTGATGTATCTACCCAATCAAAAGTAATATGTTTATTTGAACCAGTTGCATTAGTGGCACGAAGTAATACTACCCTTGCATAGTAACCCGTAGGTACGGTATAGAGGGTAGTGTTTGTTGTTGCTGTTAGATTTGCGCCAACTGATAATGCTCTCATTTTGCTTTTGCCTTATTCCTTGCGGAGATAGCTTTAGCTTTTGCCTTTGCGTCAGCCTTTGAGGTTGCACCCCATGCCTTGAGCGAAAGAAGCAGTCTTGTTGGTTCACCATCCTTGTACTCTGCACCAGCATTGTTGCCCATGCGAGCCAAGAAACTTGCTCTGCGAGGGTTATCCCCCGACTTTACTGGCGGCTTCAGATTACCACCAGTTTCCGCATTATAAGACGATCTACCCTTGGCATTCAAGCCGCCTTTTGGATTTTGACCAGCTTTTGTTTGCCAAGTGGGTGTTTTCATCTTTTACCTCATCTAAACTTTGATGTTTTCTTTGCAATGCTCTTTGGTTGCTT